AATCTGATCATTTTCTGGTCCTTTTAATTGAAAAGTACCTCCTTTATAATTTAAGCCATCAGCCAAAGAACATGTTAAAGATATTTTTCTAATTTTTCCAAAAGTTTTTTGATTAGTTACATCATTATAAGGTACTGATCCTGTATCTACGTGCCAATCATAATGACCATTTAATTTATATTTTGTAAATTGCATTTGCTCTGTTCCATCTATTTGAAAATTCCAACCTGCATTTTTATTAGCTATTTCAATGAAAGGTTTTAAATGACGAAAAATCCAACAATCCTCCATCCATACAACATTTGATTGTCTTATTTTATTTAAATCCTCCCCTTTTAAATTTCCAAAAACTTCTGCTTGCTTTTGTTTTAAAGAATTTCCGTAAGCTATAACATCATCACAAAAATTAATTGGTAAAAGGTTTTTAAAAACCCAGTATTTATTTTCAAATATCATTCTTTTTTCTAGCTATGCTCCTCCCATATCATTAAAAAATTGTCAAGAAAACAATTTTAAAAAGTTCTATTGCTTTGATAAAAAATATGGTTAAATTAGTTCTCACCCAAAAATTATAAATCAGGAGAAATTATGGATAATCAAGAAGTATTGAAAGCTATAGCTGTCCTCGCAGATAAGGTGAGCCGCTACCACGAACGTTTATTAGCCTCAGAAAGAGACAATAAAAGACTAGAAAAAACATTATCAGAACACCTTAAAGGATGTGGTTGCCACAATACTTCAGGCGAACAAGCAATATTAAATAGTAATGAACCAGAGGAATGTGAAGCTTGCGGAGCTTAGTCTTTGTTACTCCCCGCTATATTAGCTAAAGAAGGAGCGAATATTGTTACATTTCTTTCAATGTGTTCTTCTTTAGTTTCCGTCTCAGGATCTGACACATCTAATATCACATGATCTTCTGAGTCATATTCTATTCCCGATATTTTATTAATAATGATAGTTTCAGAACGACATCTTATATGAGGTACCATACGACCATCGCCTGCATCTATTTCTCCTAAAACTTTTGATTCTTCTACGATTTTTGTCATTTGTTATTCCTTTTTAATTGGATATTGAAACTTATCACAATTCTTTCTTCTTGTGAATTATTAATCTCTACTTCATGTTGAAGCCAAGAAGGAAAAACTAATAGATCATTTTGTTTTGGTTCCCATGTTACTCGGTGCGCTGTATGGAGATTTTCTCCTTGTTTTTTAGGTGGTGATAAAACTTCAGATTGGGGTCGAGGATCATGAAAAATAAGTGACCCACTGTCTTTAGGCACTTGTAGATAAAACACGCCTGAAAGGTAATTAAAAGGGTGATTGTGAAGACGATTACTGCTTCCCGGACNGTTGACCACGGCCCACATGCCTGTTATTTCGGGTATCATTTCATCAACAATATCTAAATGTCCCATAGCTTCTTGCGATAAATTAATAATCTCAGACTTCAATGTGCTAAATTTTTCATCTTCATGAAGAAAATCATGGCTATGCCATCCTCCTTTTGTGCTTTTTCCTTCTAATGTAGCAGGTTCTTTTCCTTGTAGATCTTTGATATCTTTTATATGATCTTCATAACCCGCTAAGTTTAAGGAGAAAACAGGAGTAATAAATAAAGAATTAAGGTCGATTACAAATCTCCTTTTGTTATCTCTAATATACTAGCGGTTACATGTACTTGATTAGCTGCATTAGCTTGTACTTTTAATATGTCCCCTTCTTCTAATACTAAAGGTTGGTCTAATAATTCATCAGTAGTTTTTGCTGTTACACTTTTTTGTTCAAATAAAGCAATTGTAGCAGAAGCACTAGTATCAGTAAAAACTACATCTAAAAGAGTAGTAGCAGTTGCATGATCATTACAAACTAAAATAGATTTTATAACAGCAGTTGTTGGAAAAATAGGTGGTGTTCCTGTAACGCCTGGTGATGCTGTAGGAACAGTATAAAGTGTTGTTAAATCTGCCGTTGTAAGATCTTTCCCTGCATTTTTAAATGTATCAGCCAAGGTACCAACTCCTTCCGCTAGATTTATCTTCTATGTCTTGAGAATAAGTAGTATTTAAATTTAAAACAATTTGCTCCAATAGTCTAACAAGTTGATCTATTTGCCCTGCTTCATATTCTTGTGTAGCATTAGGTAATCTATTAATTGTTATTTTAGCCATTATCTTCTTCCGTCGGGTCTAAGTTGTAACTTCATTGAACCTAATCTCCAATTTGTATCATTTGTTGTGCTAGTAGCAAAATTTAATTTTACTGATCGACCTCTTCCTCTTACATCAAGTTTAGTTGTCGTACTACTAACATTTCCCGCTGTTGTCTGAGAAGATGTGGATTGCGGATAGTCTTCTAAAGTTAAAGTAATTGTTAAATCATTTGCTAAAGATGTAAAATCTGGAACAAATTTAGAGACAGACATAAATTGATCCCCATCTCCAATCTCGACAGACCCTGTTGTTAAAGATGATGTAATTGCTGTTCCATTTGCTTGATTATTGCCATCCTCTTGATTATAAACATAAGAAGCACCTGCTGTTACACCCAAAGGTGTATCTGTTACTCCTGTGCTTGTAGTAGCATTTGCTACTAAACTAGCATTAAATTCTGTAGCGATAGGATTTTCATATGTGTAATTACCGAGATACGTTGTTCTACCTAATGTAGAAGTATACCATGTTCCTTCTAAATAATTATAAACAACTACTCTATCAATTTGTGTGGCGTTAGCCGAAGGATAATACCATTGTATTTCATTAAACTCTGGATTAACCCCACAAGCAATATCATTTTTATTAGTAAAACTTAAATCATCATACACATAATCTTGCACGGAACACGGCATTTTTTTAACAACACCATCGTACATATAGAACGCATCATCCCCCATCCAAAAAGCTTTACCATTGACATCAATAGCTGCGTGCTGCGCTATTAATCCACAGTTAGCCCCTAGTTGTCGTTGACCAAATGTAAAAGGAGTTCCTACAAATTGAATACCATGCAAGGATTGATCAGTCCATACCAGAATTTGACCAGTAGATCTAACCGCTCCAACAATTCGTGAACCATCGGCGATCCTTAAAGACCCGGCTTCATTCCCCGCTGTTGGGGCAAACACGGTTAAGCTTTCTCTATCTGCAAATCTAAAAAATAAATCATCTTGCGTTGATGAATCAGTAACTGTTGTGCATGTACCAAATAAAAATAAATGTCTTGTGTCAGCCGATACTAAAGAAAAACGAGAAGCAACCGGCGCTGTTACACCGAGGCTCACGGCCCTTACCGCTGTTCCACCAGAAGTGTCCCATTTAAATGTTCCTCCGTCTAAAACGGTAGCTATTAAATCTTCTCCAAAATTATCTAATGACCATTGACGAGCAGTGATGGTAACACTGGAAGAAGAACGAGGCGTTCCCCATGTGCTCAAACCCCACGTTAAAACGCCCCAACCATATCCATAAGTAGATGTAGTAGGGCCAACATTTATTTGATAGTTAGCAGTTACTGCGCCTCCTCCTCCTGATGTTGCACCTGTGGCATTAGAAGGAAATGTAATGGTGTAATTACTAGCATCTATGATTGAAGTTATTTCAAATTCATTGTTAAATTCTAAACCATCTAAAACATTATTGGCGCTACCATTACTAAAAGTAACAAAATCTCCAACGGCTGCACCATTCGCACTGTCGGTTACTGTTACAATTGGACTACCACTTACTGTAGTAAAAGGGTTAGTTAAAGAAGCAGTTTCACGGATAGGTGTAATATCAAAAAAAGCACCCTCCGAATATAAATATAATTTTCTATCTGTTCCTAAAGCAAGATATCTTGTACCATTTAAACTAATCCATGAATGCGTATCCCGAATTACGCCTATTACTGTTAGATTAGGATTAGGAAGATATGACCAACCTTTCCAACGTTCTGGTTTCCCGTAATGAAAGCGTACTAATTGAGAGTCTATATATTTAAATTGATCCCCGGCTGCGTAAGGAGAATCCTGCTTATCTACGCCAGGCCTAAACTTTAAATCTGTTAATTGCATAAGAAGGCATCTTAAATTATTTCTTCTCTGGTGGCAAGAATTGAGTACCTACATTACCTTTAAAGGCATATGTGCCGTAATGTGTTAATCCACTAACTATATCAGCAAAGACAGTACCCCCAATCTTTTGCCATAAACGACAAAAAGC